ATTTCTTAGACATAAAAAATTCATAAGACTCCTTGCATTAACTGTCCATATAAATTCAGTATACTGGCCTACAGGAAGAACTGATCTGGCTAGTTCTTTTGCAACTCCAATATTCAACAGATGTCTATACGCTTTCTCTGCTGCTCTATAGACATTATCAAACTGAGTTACTACTTCTGAATGAGCCGCTTCTGGAAATTTCATCGGCTCAAAAGTGTAAGCGCCGGGCTTGCCGACCTGTGTTCTGATATCCTCTTTATTTGGTACAAAGAAATCTATTTTCTCTGGGACATAGTATCGCATACTCATTTCATTGAACGAAGACCATCTATGTCTAAACCATTCTCTTGCAACAAAAATTGGGCATTTTACTCGAAACTTGAAAACAACATGTTCAAATGGTGTAGCATGCTTATTCTTAATTAAATAATTTATGAGCTTAATTCCAGATTCATTCATTTCTTCAAGCTCTGCTGAGAAGCTCACTTTTGCGGCATTAACAATTGATAAATCGTTACCCATAACGCCTAAAAGCTCAACATGCCCTTCGTTTAAAACATATGAAAAATTTTCTTTTGTATTCATCGAACGTCGATGATATCACGATTTTTCAAAAAAACTTGATCTTCAGAGAATTTTCTTGGAATCGGATGTATACTGCATGCGGAAGCATGCTTACGCGTAGTACGCGTAGATACGCATATACGCTTACTTAGTTTAAAGGTATAAGTGATATAATATGAATATGAAGATTATTGCTATCGTTGAGTCTGATGATACTGGTCCGGTAGCAATACTTGATCCTGATTTAATTAGCATCGTATCAATGCAAGACTTATATCTTGCCGCGACAAGAGACCCATACACTGAACGACCAATTACTTGTGAAATTTCTGCACAAGATGCAGCAATCTTTATGAGCCGTGGTGTAAAATGTCTTACTCTTGAATAAACTTTCTTATGAAAAAAATTAGCTGGTTTACACCCTCTACATACGACGAATCTGGTGACTTATGGAATAGCCTTGGTTTTAACAATGCAGCTGTTTCAATGATTAAGTCTTTAAATGATAAAGAATGCGCTGTATTCTATAACAGGCTTAATATTCCATTTCACATAAATTTCTGTCAGCCTCATTATTATCAATTAAATAATGATTACATAGTGGGTTACACTCCTTGGGAAAGTACTAACATTCCACAAAGCTGGCTTTACAATATGTCTCTTTGCAATGAAATCTGGGCTACCTCAGAATTTGTAAAAGAAGTTTATCAAAGTAACAATATTGAACAAGATATCTATGTAATACCTCATGGTATTGATTCAGACTATTCAATTATTGATAGAGAAATCACCAAAGATTTTTATTTTTTACATATTGGTGGTGACTCTAAAAGAAAAAATGCTCAATTAGCAGTAGATGCTTTTCTTGAATGTTTTGATGGCAAAACAGAGTATAAACTAATTCTTAAATATAATAGTTATGTGCATGCAGAGGTGTTTATCGATAACGGCTATGTGCATCCTTCTAATCATCCTCAGATTATCTGTTTGCCAGATCGTATGTCTCAGGAACAAATGATAAAGCTTTATCATAAAGCTCATTGTTTAATTTATCCAACAAGTGGTGAAGGTTTTGGTATGATTCCATTTGAATCAATTTGTACTGGAATGCCCACTATTGTCACCAACCTGACAGGTACTGCGGATTTTGCAAAATATTCTATTCCCCTTGAGGCAAGATGGGGAAGTGCAGATTGGAATAATCATTTGTATTCATGTGATACTGGCTCTTGGGCAGTGCCTGACTTTGATCAGTTATGTGATCTTATGTCACATGTTGTTAATGAATATGATGACTTTAAAAAGTATACAATTCAATCCGCAAAAATTCTTCACGAAGAGCGCTCATGGTCTTCGATTGCTGATATGATCCTCGAAAGAGTCGATTCTTATTACAATAATTAATACACCTAAGTATTTCCCCTTTCTTTTATTTTTTTAAATTGATACTATTATTATCCGCTTTGGAGGTAGGATGACAAACAATAAAATTATTTCTGATGAATTTGCAAATTCTTATGCAGATAAACAAGCCCCTTGGGGTTTTAATGGTTTAGGAGAAATTGTCTATAAAAGGACATACTCAAGAGATATTGAAAGTCTTGGAAGAAAAGAACTTTGGCATGAGACTATTGCAAGATGTATAAATGGTGCTCAAGATATTGGAGCTGGTTACACAAAAGATGAAGCAGAAAGACTTTTTGATTATATTTTTAATCTTAAAGGAATTTTTGCTGGTAGATCGCTATGGCAGCTCGGAACACCACTTGTCGAAAAGATGAGTGGAGTTTCTCTTGTTAACTGCTGGATGACAACGGTTTCGTCTGTGGAAGACTTCCAGTTTTTAATGGATCACTTGATGGTTGGCGGCGGTGTAGGTTTTTCAGTAGAAAGATCTATTGTTTATAAGATGCCTAAAATTAAGAAAGTTGATTTTATTAGGCACGAAAGAACGAACGATGCAGATTTTATTGTTCCCGATTCACGACAAGGGTGGTCTGCTTTGCTTGGCAAGGTTCTGTCAAGTTATTTCAATACTGGTGAATCATTTACTTATAGCACTGTTTTGATTAGAGGATTTGGTGCTCCGCTTAAGACATTCGGTGGCACTGCCTCTGGTCCAGAGGTTTTGATTGAAGGAATCAAGGATATCTGCAATATTCTTGATAAGCGTGTTGGTAAAGATATTAGGTCTGTCGATGCGCTAGATATCGCAAATATCATTGGAAAGATAGTTGTAGCCGGCTCTGCTCGAAGATCAGCACAGATTGCTATCGGTGACCCAGATGATATTTTATTTTTGAGAGCGAAGAATTGGGGTCGTGGTGACATTCCTGGCTGGAGAGCCAATTCTAATAATTCTATCTTTGCTGATTCTTATGATGAAATGATTGATGAATTTTGGAAGGGGTATGATGGTTCAGGTGAGCCGTATGGTTTGATTAACAGAAAGTTAATTAGAAAGAATGGCCGGCTTGGTGAAAAAGTAAATGATAGTAAGGTTATAGGAACTAATCCGTGTGGAGAGATCGGGCTTGAGGATGGCGAGCCTTGTAATCTTGCTGAGATTTTCTTGCCAAATATCTCTTCTAAGGAAGAGCTAATTGATATAAGTAAATTGCTATATAAGACACAAAAGGCAATTACCACTCTTTGGTATCCATATAAGAAGAGTCGTGACGTTATTGCCAGAAATCGTCGGCTTGGGCAAGGCGTAACTGGCTGGCTTCAGGCAACAGAAGAACAGTTATCATGGGTCTCTGATTCATATACAGCCCTCAAGGAATTTGACAAAGAATGGTCAGCAGAGTCTGGAATTAATCCATCTATCAAGCTCACCACCGTCAAGCCTAGTGGGACTCTTAGTTTGCTTGCTGGTGTGACACCTGGTATTCATCCTGCATATGCTCAGTATTACATTAGAAGGGTGAGGATGGGTAGTAATGACCCCCTGGTTCAGTATTGTCGTGACAAGGGTTATAATGTTGTTTATGATGTTGGGCTGGATGGTAAGGAAAACCACATGATCTGTGTTGTTGAATTCCCCTGTGAAACGCCAGAGCATGCCACGCTTGCCAAAGATCTAACGGCAGTTCAGCAGATGGAGTGGGTTGTAAAGGCTCAGTCTGAATGGGCTGATAATAATGTTAGTGTAACTGTCTATTATAGAAAAGAAGAACTCCCTGAGATTCGTCAGTGGTTGAGCAAGAATTACTCTAATAAGATTAAGTCTGTTTCGTTCTTACTGCATAGTGAGCATGGTTTTGCTTTAGCTCCATATGAAGAAATTACAAAAGAAGAATATAATAAGAAAAAAAATAAGATAAAGCAAATAAATACTCTTTTAGAAGATACAAATGACCTTTCAATTGAAAGTCTTGAATGTGAAGGCGGGGCTTGTCCCATTAAATAGGAACAACTCAACAGTGCGATTGTCAAAAAGTGTGTCAGCAATGGCACACTTTTTGACGTTTATCGTGCTTTTTTATCAAGTTTAGTGTATGATATTTAGAATGAATGACGATTTGGTGAAGAATAAGAAACTCTGGGTTCCAGAGCGAGTCTATGGTGTCTGTATCTGGATAACAGCAGATGGAGTTCCGCTATCTGATGGCGATGGTGTTCTCTCAGCCGAAGGATTTGTTGGAGATAAAAATATCGAAAGACAAGTTGCCGAAGCCGCCAAGTACTGGACCGGGACTTCTGATGGTTATGTGCGATGGGTTCATGGTGCTAGAAAAGTTTCTGATTCTGAGCGAGAAATGCAGGCCGAACGTCTTGCTAATGGCCTGGTCGCAGATCCCTACGAAGACGCAATTGAATACTTGGCAAGGAGAAGATAATGGCTCACGAAATGAATTATGTTGAAGATGGGGTAGAAGACATTGAAATTGATGACGTAAACTACTTTCAGGTTCTATCCAAGTCCGAGTCCTCAGACCCATTTAGAAAAGTAAATTTTAATTCTTTGTCACCCAAGATGAAGAGAAAATACTACAAATTGAATAAAAAGTATGAGGTAATCGATGGTGTAGGAACAAAGTACATCGATCCAGAAGAACTTGATGGTTATTCTTTATATGATATAGTTTCTCCTCCGTATGATCTTGATAATCTAGCTGGTTTATATGATACTAGTGCAATTCATAATGCCGCAGTAAATGCTAGAGTGATGAATACTGTTGGCCTTGGATATCGTTTTGTAGAAACAACTAAATCTAAAAGAAAATTAGAAAGATCTCAATCAAGCCCAGAAAGACTGTCCAGAACAAGAAAGCAGATTCAAGACACCAGAGAAGATCTTGAAGAATTATTTGAAAATTTAAATGCTGAAGAGACATTTATTGAAACTATCATTCGTGTTTGGCTGGATACTGTAACAACAGGAAATGGCTATCTTGAAATAGGAAGAAACAATGATGGTAAAATTGGGTATCTTGGCCATGTTCCATCTACGTTGGTTAGAGTTCGACGCAAAAGAGATGGGTATGTACAAATAGCTAAAAGTAATAAAATACAAGCGGTGTTTTTTAGAAACTTTCAGGATTCTGAGACACAGGATCCAATTAACTCAGATCCATTTCCTAATGAGTTAATTCATTTTAAAATTTATTCACCTAATAATACTTATTACGGTATTCCACC